GAAGAGATAGCGATCTTTGATAAGATTAAGCAAGGCCTGGATTTTGGCTTTGCGGCGGATCCGCTTGCATTTGGAAGAATGCACCTGAATAAGAAGCAGAGGCGGCTCTATATCTTTGCTGAGCTGTACCAGGTGAACCTAAAAACCCGGAAGGCCGTGGAGGAAATCAAAAAGCTAAACCCTGATAACAAGATCATCATGGCAGATTCAGAGGAGCCCCGCTCCATAGCTTCCTTCAATGAGTTGGGCCTGAGGGTGTACCCGGCAAAGAAGGGCCCCGGATCGGTGGATTTTGGTATAAATTACCTAGCCAATGATTTGGATGAGATAATTATTGATCCAGTGAGGTGCCCGAATGCAGCCCGTGAGTTTTCCTCTTATGAACTGGAAAAGGATAAAAACGGGAATTTTAAAGGATCATACCCTGATAAAGACAACCATTTTCTTGACTGTACCAGGTATGCAATATCTGACGAAATAATGAACAAAAAAGCTAAAATAAGAGAAAAAAAGAAATTAGGGATTCACTATTGACTTTTTGAATATCAATAATTATAATTGAATTATCGGTATTCAAAAAGTGAGGTGATAAAATGAGCCCAAGAACGGGGCGGCCAAAGTCTGAAAATCCAAAATCGGTGCAATTAGCTGTAAGGTTGGACGAAAGCACATTGATTAAATTGGATGAAGTAGCAGAGGCAAACAAGGAAACAAGGGTGCAGACGATTAGAAGAGGAATTGATAAACTGCATTCAGAATTAAAAAAATAGAGTGTTGCGGCCCTCAGAAAGCAATGCAACACCCTAATCACTGAGGGAATCCCTCTATGGGTACTTTATCATAGTTTGGGGATTCTTTCAAGGACAATTTGAAAGGAGATAACTATGAGTAAAGTAATTGAATTTAGGCCGAAAGGGAATAGCACGGAAGCAAATAAGAAACCGGAAAATGAAACCATATGCACAATGAGCCTCATGTTAAACAAGATGGCTGATAGTTTGAATAAAATAGCATTAGGAAGAGCGGATCAGGATGATTATATGCACTGCATGAGATCATTCATGTTCCTAAATTATTTAACCAATAAAAATGAAGTGATGGCCGAAATTATGAAAATTGCGGAGCAGAGGAAAGCAAAATGAGCAGCAAATACCAATATTTTAACGACCTGAAATACACAAGGGATGATAAAACCGGATATTATCTAAATTCCACGATAAGAAAGCGGATGCATAGATATGTATGGGAATTTTACAATGGGCCCATTCCAAAAGGGTATGATATACACCATAAGGATGAAGATAAATCTAATAATGACATATCAAACCTTGAAATGATTAAGAGCGGAAAACATCAATCCATGCATAGCTCAAAATGGCACGATGAACACCCAGGAGAAGGAAGAAAAAATTTTGCAAAAGCGGTTGAAGCGGCAAAGGATTGGCACAAAAGCAAGGAGGGAAAAGAGTGGCATTCCAAACATGCGATGGAAACATTTTCGGGAAAAAGAACTTTAATTTGCGAAATGTGCGGAAAAGAATATGAAACGCAATACCATGGAAATAATAAATTCTGTTCCAATGCTTGCAGGAGTAAATGGAGGAGAAAAAGCGGGCTAGATAATGTTACTAGAATATGTGTAATTTGCGGAAAAGAATTTTCAACAAATAAATTTAAAAAAGTAAAATATTGTTCAAAAAGTTGTGCAAATAAAGCAATGTGGAGAAATAGGAGAGCTTCTGAATGAGGCTCTCTTTTTGTTAGGAGGGATCAAAGTGGAGCGCTTTACATATCCGGCAGAACAATTTGACGAAAAAAATTTAGATAAAAATATCATTCTCACATTGGTAAAGAAGCATGAGGGAATGGTGGGCCGCCTGCTGAAAAATAAGCGGTACTATGATGGGCACCATGAGATCGAGAAGCGAAAACGGGATAAGGAGGCACCCAATAGCAAGGTAACATGCAACCATGCAAAGGATATAACGGACACGGCCACGGGGTACTTCATGGGGAACCCGATCACATACTCAAACAGCGGGGAGCAGGACATTGATCCGCTACTCGTGGCATTTGACAATGCCAATGTGGATGACGTGGATGCCGATAATGCCCAGGATATGAGCATTTTTGGAGCGGCTTATGAGTATGTTTATGCAAAAGAAGGAGAGGCCACACCCGTTTCAAAGAATATCTCCCCATTATCAACCTTCATAGTGGTGGATGACACCATAGAGGAAAATGAGCTCTGCGGGGTGTACTACTACAAGAAAAAGAACTCTGTGCAGGATACATATACTTATGTGGCCACGGTGAGCACGGCCCATTATACCTATGTGCTGAATATCGTTGACAGCGGATCGGACATTTCCAGGCTTGTAACAGAGGAACCGACTGAGCATTATTTTGGTGAGCCTCAGATCATAGAGTATCTGAATAATAAAGAGGCCATCGGGGATTTTGAGCAGCAGATCCCATTGATAGACGCATACAACACGCTAATGAGTGACCGGATCAACGATAAAGAGCAATTCATTGATGCGGTGCTTGTGCTGTATGGGGCCATTATGGGGGATGATGAAGAGGAAACCGCTGAGGCGCAAAAGAAGCTGAGGGAGAATAAGCTCCTGGAACTGCCTGAGGACGCAAAAGCGGAATATCTGAGCAGGCAGATGGATGAAAACGGGGCAGAGGTGCTAAGGAAGGCCATAAAAGAAGATATTTACAATTTTTCACATGTGCCCAACTTCATGGATGAAAACTTTGCAGGGAATGTGAGCGGGGTGGCCATGGAGTATAAGCTCCTGGGCCTGGAAATGATTACGAAGGTAAAAGAGCGGCAATATAAAAAGGGCCTCAGGAAGAGGATCCGGTTATACTGCAATTTCCTCAGTATGAAAGCAATTCTCATGGAAGCAGGCTCCATCATGACAACATTCAGCCGGGCGCTTCCTAAAAACCTTTTGGAACTGGCTCAGATTGTGGCTAACCTGAAAGACAATGTATCAGCCGAAACATTGCTGAAGCTCCTGCCCTTTGTGGAAGATCCGGACTATGAGATCAAAGAGGTTGAAAAACAGAAGGCCGAAGAGCTGAAGCGGCAGCAGGATCTTTTTAGAATAGGAGCCAATGAGCCGCCCGAATTTGGAGAGGAAGAGGAGCCTGAGGAGGAAGAAACCGATCCGGATGGAGATTCTGAGGAGGAACCAAAGGAAGGGGCCGAGGAGGAAGAGGAGAAGCGGCAGCAGGCAGCAGGAAGCAAGGGGTGATCTGAGTGGGATATTGGGAAAACCGGCAGGCTCAAATGATGTATGAATACATGGAGGACGCTGAGGAGGTATCCAAGGAACTGGCAGATATATATGCAAAGGCTTCCAGACACCTGAATTATGAAATTGAGGAGATTTATAATAAATTCAAAACAAAGCATAATTTGACGGATGCGGAGGCAAAGCGGCTCCTTAACACATTGAGGAATAAAGCAGACATAGAAGAGCTGAAAAAGGCCCTTGCACAAGATCCAAAGAATGCAGATCTATTGGCAGAAATAGAAAGCGGAGCATACCGGGCCCGCATTGAGAGATTGGAGCAGCTTCAGACAGAAGTAGATCACATGATGCAGGAAGTATTTGAGCAGGAAAAGAAAGTAACAACTTCCCATTATGTTGACCTGGCCACAAATTCCTATTACCGGGAAATCTACAATGTGCAGAGAAGGGTTGGATTTCAATTCAGCTTTTCGGCGGTGGATCCCCAAGCGGTGGCCCTGCTCCTGGAATCAAAATGGAGTGGGGCAAATTATTCTCAAAGAATATGGAAAAATACCAAGGGAGTGGCCGCTGATTTGAAGGAGCAGATGCTCATTGGGCTCCTTACTGGAAAAGGTGAGGAGGAAATGGCCAGGGAGATCGCCAATAAGTATGCAGCGGGAGCCTTTGAGGCCCGGAGGCTTGTGAGAACTGAGAGCAATTTCATTTCAGGGCAGATGCAGCTTGCGGCATATAAGGAGTGTAAATCCGAAGAATATGATTTTGTTGCTACACTGGATTTGAGAACTTCAGAGATTTGCAGAGAACTGGATGGAAAAACATTCAAGATAAAAGACGCAAAACCGGGGGTAAATATGAACCCAATGCATCCGTTTTGCAGATCAACTACAATGATTCATATGAATGACGAATTGAGAAAAAAGCTAAAAAGGGATGCATGGGATCCGGTAAAAGAGGAATGGAAAAAAGTACCGGCAACCATGAGCTATAAAGAGTGGTACAAAAAGAACATAGCAAACGATCCCAAAGCCCTGACAGCAGAAAAGAAGATAAAAAATTATTCTTCAGATAAAAAGCAATATGAAAGGTATCGGAGTGTTATTGGAAAGAAAGCAGGGAAAACCTTTGAAGATTTTCAGGAAATGAAATATAACAACCCTGAACAATGGGCAGATATTCAGACAAAATATAATGATACCAGGATGCAGGGGAAAGACAAAAAATAATATTTTAGGCAATGAAGAGCTTTGCAGAAATGCAGAGCTCTTTTTGTATACAAAAAATCAGAGAGGAGGATCTGAGCATGAGATCGGGAAGTGGCGGCATAGGAAGGCGGTGATCCATTTATCTCCCAGGCCGAGGGTGAGAGGCGGGCCCGGTGCTGCCAAGGGCTGAAAATAAGAGGCAGGCAAAACCAAAATAATGAATCTGTGGGGCCTGAAAAAAAGGAAATGCAGGGGCATATAGGAGGAAAAGAAAAGCATGAAGTTTATGAATAACCATTATGGAGTAAGCAGGATTTTTGGCCGGGCGCATTGTGCTATGCCCATGAATTTACAGTTTTTTGCAGAGCCGGATGGCGGTGCAGGAGGCGGTGCCGGTGGGGCCGGAGGTGGAGGAGCCTCAGGAAATGCCGGAGGAACCGGTGGAGAGCAGGGGGCAGCAGGCGGCCAGGAAGGCGCTGAAGGAGCAGGCGGGGCAGCAGGAGCAGACACTCCTCTCAGTTTTGACGATTTTTTAAAGGATCCGAAAAATCAGGCAGAATTTGATCGGAGAGTAGGCAAGGCCCTGGAAACAAGCAGGAGCAAAATGCAGGCTGAGATCAATACCAAGGTGCAGGAAGCTGTAACTGAGGCAGAGAGATTGGCCAAAATGAACGCTGAGCAGAAAGCACAATATGAGAGGGAGAAGAAAGAGAAGGAGATTGCTGACAGAGAAGCGGCCATCACCAAGAGAGAGCTCATGGCAACGGCAAAGGAGCAGCTTGCAGAGAAGGGGCTCCCCATTTCCCTGGCCGATGTGCTGAATTATGCAAGCGCTGAGGAATGCAGCGCCTCAATAGAGGCTGTGGGCAAAGCATTCCAGGAAGCAGTTGAGAAGGCGGTGAATGACCGTCTGAGCGGCGGGAAGCCGCCGAAAAAAGCCGGAGATAAGGCCGCATATACCATGGAGCAGATAAAGAACATGAGCACCGCTGAAATAAATCAGAATTGGGAAGCTGTGCAGGCGGCCATGCAGGCAGGAAAATAAGACGATTAAAGGAGGAAAGAAAAAATGTCAGTTGCAAATTTTATCCCCACAATTTGGAGCGCCAGGCTTTTGGCACACCTTGACAAGGCGCATGTTTATGCCGCCCTGGTAAACCGGGATTATGAGGGGGAAATCAAAAACTATGGTGATACCGTAAAGATCAATCAGATCGGGGATGTCACCATTAAAGACTATACAAAAGGGAAGGATATTGACGATCCGGAGGAGCTGAGCGGCGATCAGAATACCCTCACCATTGATCAGGCAAAATATTTCAACTTTTCCATTGATGATGTGGATGCCGCCCAGGTAAACCCTAAGCTCATGGATGCGGCCATGCAGCGCTCAGCATATGCCATGAATGATACAACCGATCTCTTCCTGGCAAACCTTTTGTATTTGGGAGCTGTAAACAATGGCACGAACCTGGGAACGGATACAGCGCCGATTGTACCGGCCAAAGATAATGCCTATGATTACCTGGTGGATCTTTCCACGGATTTGACAGAGAAGAACGTGCCCACGATTGGGAGATGGGCGGTTATTCCGGCATGGTATCACGGCCTTTTGCTGAAAGACAGCAGATTTGTGGGAAATGGTACAGATTACAATAAGGCCCTGATTGAAGGCGGGGAGATCGGTGTGGCAGCAGGCTTCAGAATTTGGCTCTCCAACAATGTGCCGAATACTGAGGGCACAAAGTACAAGATCATTGCAGGAACCAATGCAGCAGGCTCCTATGCTGAGCAGATCCTTAAAACAGAGGCATTCAGGCCTGAAAAGAGATTCTCAGATGCCGTGAAGGGCCTGCATGTGTATGGTGCCAAGGTATTGCAGCCTAAGTGTGTTTCTGTATTAACGGCAAATAAGAACTAAGGAAGGAGGGCCAACAATGTTCATCTTAAACAAGAAAACCGGAAATATTCAGGAGTGCCACAATGCGGATGCGATCAAGGTATGCCGGAAGGATACAGATCATTATGCTGTGGCGGCAACCAAAGAGGAGCTTGAAGGGAAGGCGGCAAATAAGCCTCAGAACGGGCCGGAAAAGACGGAGGCGGGGGAAAATACCAATACACCCGAAAAAGCCGCTCCTGAGGGCGCTGAGGGGCTCAGAGAGGGCAAGGAAGAGCAGCAGGAAACCGGAGGAACCGCTGAAGGCGGTGAAGGGCAGCAGGAAGGAACCGGAGAAGGAGCCGGGCAGGAGCCTGGTGCCGGAGAGGAGAAGCCCGGCCAGGTAGGAGAGGATCCTCTGAATGGTGCAGGGGATGAACGTCTTGCAGAGCTGAATGGGAAAAAGGTGGCTGAACTGAGAGAGATTGCCAAAGGAATGGGGATCCAGGGCTATGCAAACATGAATAAGGATACCCTGGTGGCCATGATTATGAACCATTAAGCGGGAGGCGGTACTGTGACAGATTTGGAAATGCTCAAAAAGATAACGG